TTGGTGAATTAAGGTAAGAAAAAAGCCTTGATTTATGTCGTTTCTTACATAAATCAAGGCTCTTTATCTTAGCGACGAGGATGGGACTTGAACCCACTCGAAAAGTGCTGAAGAACGGCTTAAAATCGACATTCTTTAAAGTTTCGTGACCAAAACATGACCAAATTTATCTTTTTTACTCCTTATTTACTACTTGTTTTGTCATGTGATCCAAGAACATTTTTGATTCTTCATGCAGGTCTTCCTGCAAAGCTTTTCGATAAATCCCCTTCATTACATAGTCACTTTTCCAGCCTCCAAGCTTCAGAATGATAGAATCATGGAGCCCTAGGGAATGGGCTTTGCTGGCAAAGAAAGACCTTAAGCGGTGGATTCCAAAGTGGGGCAATCCTATCCGTTTTTCTACTATCCGCATATTGTCGTACATCTTTCCGAGAAACCCCTCATAGATACAGCCCTGCTCCCTTATTCTGTCTGCAAGCTCCTTTGGCAGCGGAATTTTTCTGTCGCTTCGTTCTGTCTTTGTAAAGTTCTGAATTACCCACTTGTTATCGCTACCTTGTACCTTAGCCTTATTCACTGTAAGGATATTGTCCTCTGATAGGTCTTTGATGGTTAAGGCTCCTATCTCTGATCTACGAAGTCCAAGGGAGGCAAGGTAGAGCGGCACCCAGTATTTCTTTAAAGTGGGAGAGTCATCAAGGTAGGCGAAGAGCCTGCTTACTTCTTCATCGCCCGGCGTATATATGTCTTTCTGGACCTTACGAGGAAGCTTCGTCCGGATGACAAACTCCGGTCTAAACTCATGCATTACGGAGACGATGAGTCCGTGCCGATTGTATATCGTCTTAGGGCTCACTGAACGCACCATATCGTTCACTAGAGCCGTTAAAGTGTACTGAGTGATATCTTTTAGGGGTAGAGAGGTAAAGTGGCTAGGAATTGATTTTAGCGTTGCTCTGTAGCCTCTTATGGTGGAGGCGGAGAGAATGTTTTCTTTAGCCTTGATATACTTTTCAGCGTAGTCTAAAAAAGTTCCCTTCAGAGTCGCTCCGGGAACTTCGTTTAGTAATTCATTTGTGGCCAGTAGTACATCCCTCTGCGTAGGTGGATCGTCAAAGAGCAAACTCTGCCGTTTTCCATTTATCATTTTTCTTACTCTATACTTCCCGGAAGGAAGCTGGTCAACGCCTTTAGGAAGTTTATTCATACTTGCCTCCTAGTATTAATCATCAAGGTCGACCCCTACCGGAAGAGCAATATAGGGAATTATATTTATGTCTCGATTTCTAGTTCTTAGGTGTTTTTGTTCGTATTCCGTCTATATGTTCATATAAATCCGGTTTAATCGGGGTTCTCATCGGGTCTAGAATAAAATCTATCCCTTCTCGTCTAGCTTGTTTTGCGGCGGGGACAAAATCACTGTCTCCAGACACGAGAATAATCCTGTCTACCTGCTTCTTGAAAGTTACTGAAGCTATATCCACACCAATCATCATATCTACGCCTTTTTGATTAATACTTAGATAAAAGTCATCATCTGACAAATCACTTATGGATATCTCTCCACGACAGAGTTTTTTAGTTGCTTGTTCTTTAAGGGCGTAATGGGCTTGTTCTTCAGCCAATTTACCTAGCCGTAGTGCGAGTTTTCTTTGGTGTTTTAATTCTTCATAAAAATTCACTGACCATTTATAGGATTCAGATTTTGACAGGTCTATAGCCTTCTTTTGGAGTGGGTGATAAACCTGCTTAGTGCTTGGAATGCAATCATAGTAAAATATCCTGTAGAGAGATGCACTATCATTGCCTTCTTTTATGTGTCTCATACAGTAACTGTATAACTCGGTAGCTCTATCCTGTGGAGTCTTATCTTTCCAAAAGTAGTAAGCTCTTTTTCTGTAAAAAGCGCCATCAATCATTACGGCTGTTCTAATCATACTTGCTCCTATTAAAAAAAAAAAAAAATACCTCTAGTTTCTTCACAACCCTTATAGTGGGTGGATTACTCCTAGAGGTATACTCTTATTGTCACCCGTGCCCCACTTAATATAGGCAAGGATGGGTTCTCATTTTACATGAGTAAACAGTGTATTTCTACCTGCACCTATATTATCGTCTATTGATTTGTAAAATACAATATATAAAATTGTTAATTTTTTGTGACTTACGTATTTCCGCTACGGAGTAACGAATCGTTACCTTATCAACATTCGTACTGTGTCTGTGCTTCCCTGAGAGCCTTCCTAAACTCTGCCAGACTGTCTAAATCGTAGTGCGCTCTTGCTTCTATTTCCTGAATGTTATCCTTTGAAAAATCATTGCTTTGCTTGTGCATGTATGCGTGATATAAAGCCTCTACCTTCTTATCCTCCGGCAATTCATCCTTGATATATACGGAGTAGCCGCAATCGCATGGCGCTATCATTTCATTTACTGATAGATTAGGTACAAGCCTTACAAATAAGTCGTCTAAATCAATCATTGTCTTCCCCAGATGTCTTCTTGAATTGTCTAAGCATTTCCGCAGCCAGCTTAAGCTGTTCCGGGCTGGAGTCTTTGGCAGCGTCGAAAAGAACTCGTAAGTCGGAGTTGTCAAAAATCTCCTGCGCCACTTTAACTGTTTCCGGATTGGTGTAGTAGGTCTGCTCTTGAGGTGTGTCGGTTAATAAATCCTCCCTCCTTATATGGAAAAAAGAGCATATAAGATCAATCTTGTCCATGCGAGGAGTGTTGTAGCCTTTTGTCCAGTTATTTACACTCGTGTTGCTTACACCTATATAGTTAGCAAGCTCGAGCTGTGTTTTATTATGCTCTTGCAGAAGGTTATTCAAGTTCCTCGTAAAAATCTTTTGAACTTTGTTCTTCATGTCTTCCATTGTGATACCTCCTATTTCCATAGAGTATATAAGCTAAACTTGATTTATTCAATAATAAAATGAAAAAAAATCAACTTTAAGTATTGACATAAAGTTAAACTTGATTTAAGATAGCCTCGTAACAAATAAGTTTCACAAGTAAAAACCAAAAGAAAGGATGTGATTATCGATTGGATAACGTAAAGTTCAGCCTTGCAGCGGCGAGAGTTAATGCCGGATATACGCAAGCGGAAGTGGCTAAAATGCTGCATAAAACGCCACAAACAATAGTGAACTGGGAGAATGGACGGTCTCCGATTGACACGGCAAATTTTGTTTTCCTGTGCGAGCTTTATAAGGTTCCGCAAAGCTTTATTTTTGTGCCTAGCAAATCAACATAAAGTTGATTACGAAGAAAGGAGGAACAGCAAAATGAAAGTGATGTTTGAAAAGCTAAATGCGAGACAAAAGAGACCGGTCATAGCATACATCAGAGCACTGCTTGGCGGCAGAACCTGAAAGAAAGGAGGAAAAAGAAAATGGATAGATACGTAGTTAAAGCGACTATAGAGGTCGAATTCAGTGCCGAGTATGAAGGCAAGATGGCAAGTGCTTTGGAAGGAGCAGAAGATAGCATCCTTACAGCTCTTTCAAAGCTTGAATTCCTATCATCTTGTGAATTCAAAAAAGTAAAAATTCAGTCAAAAGAATACTAAAAGGAGGAAAGTTAAATGCCTAATTGGAGCGAGGGATGTTTGAAGGTAAGAGGAAAGGCGGCCAATGTAAAGAAGTTCGTTTTGGAAGGTCTGCAGCCCGTTGATTTCTTCGGTAATGCGCTACCCAAACTGGAACTATCAGATCTCGGGGAGGTTGATACAGACAAGGATTGTTGGATTGAAGGAACAACAAGAGGTTTTGTAGAAAACTTGTATGCGGATTTTTCATTTGTCGAAGACGACGAAACTTTTACGGCCACACTCGATGCAAAGTTTGCATGGGCTGCAGATGCAGAGGAGCTTTCGGCTTTATGCAAGAAGTACAGCGTAGATATGAAGCTTTACGCTTTTGAGAAGGGGATGGGGTTCAACCAAGACATTTTGATAGCCGGCAAAGAAATCCTTAGGGACAACAGAATCGTATTTGAAGACTACAACTGGGAATGCATTTGCCCTACTGTAGGCGGCTAAAAGGAGGAAGAGAATTGAACGAACTAATCACAATCACGACTAACGAAGTAGGCGAGCCTACGGTGCTGGGAAGAGAGTTGCACGAGTTCTTAGGAGTTACGACCAGATACAATGACTGGTTTCCAAGAATGGTTGAGTACGGCTTCACGGAAGGTAAGGATTTCAACTTACTCAAAAATGAGCAAGTTCGATTTGAAGGAAATAGAGAGGTTACGAGAGAGTTACTCGACCATCTCCTCACAATCGACATGGCAAAGGAGTTAGCCATGATTCAGAGAACAGAAAGAGGAAAGCAAGCTAGGCAATACTTCATCCAAGTAGAGAAGGACTACAACAGCCCGGAAAAGATTATGGCCAGAGCACTCAGGATTGCAGAGAAGGAACTAAGCACTTTGAGACTTGAAACGAAAGTACAGGCTCAACAGATAGCCGAACTCCAGCCAAAGGCTACTTACTACGACTTAATTCTACAGTGCCCCAGCCTTTTATCTGTAACGGAGATAGCTAAGGACTACGGATTATCTGCAAAAGGGTTAAATAAGATTCTTCATGACAATGGCATTCAATATAGCCAATCTGGTGTGTGGTTCCTTTATGCCAAGTATCAGGACAAAGGCTATACCAGTACAAAGACGCAGAACTATAACCGTCCTGACGGTACACAAGGAAGCAGAGTACATACTTACTGGACGCAAAAAGGAAGATTGTTCCTGTATGGGTTATTGAAAGACCTTGGACATTTACCTTTAGTAGAACGATTTAAGGAGGATATAGCATGAGAGAACAAGCGTTAGCAAATATGGTAGAGGGATTAGCAGAGCTTCAT